GCTTTTTTAGTTCTACCAACTTTGCCTTTACAGTATTTAGAAGCCCAAATGTTTGCGTATGCTGAAGGATATACCTTAAACTTTCGCTTTGCTGCGGCTTTACCTGCTGGACAAAGTTTTGCCATGTTATCTTCTTGCTTTTCCGAATCCTTTAAGTTGAGCTACAACTTTTTTGCCTTTTGGATTTCCTACTTCATCAATAGCATTATCTGCTTTTACATCTACAGGTCCACCCATAGCAAAAACATTTCTACCTTTTAGGATATCAGCTTTAGTTACTTTGCCATCGCCAGTTAGATCTGGAAATTTTTTCTTAGCCATTATTTTTTCTCCTTTGTATTTTTACAATTACAATCGTGATCGCAAAGACAAGGAGTAATTCCAAGTATTTTGCAAATTATTTCACAAATTTTGTTTTTAATCTTCTTCACAATTAACTCACTGTGTTTTTAACTTTTTTAGATTTAGAAAAAGCAATGTTTTTCTTTTCCTGTGGAGAAACATTACCTTTTACAGCTTCTGTTCCTTTTTCAGGTTGACCTTTAATGAATCCATATCCAGGTACTTGTTTATTAAATCTTTTATTAGCCATGTTTCCTCCTATTTTTTTCCATTTCGGAAAATTTGTGTTCCTTTTATACCATAAATGCTCGCAACTACAAGGATCCAAAGATTTGTAAACCATGAAGGCAGCTGTGAGAACATTTCAAAGAACAATTTCACCTTATCCATCGCTGTTGGGTCGTCCGATACGACTGCCCAAGCTAAAATTGCCACGGGCAAAGACAAAATTATAAGAACCGCCTCGTCTTTCCAGTCCGATTGTCTTGATTCTAATAATTTTCCTTGATATTCGGCTTCTCCTCGAGCCATTTTACGTGCATGTTCCATTTGAGCGTCTGCCATAAGCATTTTTGTCTCTTGACGCTTCTTAAAAATGTGAGAACCAGCGTTTACAGCTAATTTTATTGCACTAAACCACATTATTGATCCCTCTTAATGACAACACCACCCATCATATCCTTAGCGTTTGGCATTGTTTTTGATAAAATTGTCTTTTCAATAGAAGTATCAGCTCTTAATTTTGCTAATTCTTCGTTTTGTTCTAGTTTGTCTTCTTGATTTTGTTGATTCATCATTGATTTCATACGATCAAGATTAATTCTATCTTCACCTTCTTTTTCTTTTCTAGCATTTTCTTGTGCTCTAAGGTCTAATTCTCTTGCTCTTAGTCTAGCAATTGGATCATTACCAAAATCACCATTAATTTCTTTTTCTTGTTTCATAAATTCTTCCATCATCTCAGCAATTAACACAGCTTTTCTAGATTCCATTTGTTCAGACAACATTCTAATTTGAATTTGTAGTTGTTGTGCCATATTTGGATTTTGTTGTGCTACTTGTTGTAATTGTTGAAGCTTTAACATTTCATCTTTAAACTCTATTTCAACTTGTTCTTGACCCATTAAACTAATGTGTTCAAAAATATTTTTTTCTAAAGATGCAGCTATTACAGGATTGTTTCTAGCCATGTTTGTAGCCATGAAATTTAAGTGAGCTGTGATGTGAGCTCTATGATCTTGCCCTGGAAATGCTTGGAATGGTTTCCCTGCGAGAGCATCAATGTGTTCTAACGCAGGGTCCTTTGGTTGTGGGGGTAAAGGTTTAATTAAAATCTGATCAATATTTTTTACACCTAATGCTTCATACATATTTCGATACACTTGATATTGATTATGAATTTGTGGATTAGATGCAGCCAATTGCAGTTCCGTTTGCGCAATAGAAATACGCTGTGTTTGTGAGAATATATTTGGATCTGCAACTGGCAGGATATCTACACGGTCATCAAAGTCCATTTGTTTGATCATTCTTTGACCACCAACTACATCATAAGGGTATTCTGCAGGTAGATAAAGTTTGAAAACTCTTGCTAACAATTTAAATTCTTTTTTTAAAGAAGCATAAATTCTTTTGTGAATTGCAGACATTGTTCTGCTTCCTCTTTCTAGCAACGCAACTGTCGTTCCCACCGCGGCTTGCTGATTCCCATCTCCAACTTGCAAGTCTGCTATTGAAGCGAATCTTTGACCTGCATTTACAACGACACCCATAAGCTGTAAGAGAGTTTGACTAGGCTCTTTAAAAGGTAACATCATAAATGAATCTCTGATGTTTCCACCTGGTGCATCTACATCTCTAAATTCACCTGGTTGTATTGCCTGTGCATCATCTCTAATTCGTATACCTCTTTGTTTAAAACCAGCTGGTAAGTTTGATAAAGTTCCAGCGTCTAGTAATTGTCTTAGGGCTGCAGTTGCAGTTCTTGATAAACCGCCAATCATGTGGATTAAACCAAAACCATAAAATCCAAGTCCCGGTAAAAATTTAAAATGAACAAAATATTGTATTTTGTTTTTATTAATATCTCCAATTTCATAATTTCTTTTTATTGCAAGAATTTCTCTTGAATTTTCTTCTAGTGTTACAATGTAGGGTAATTTAATTCCAGTCGGCTCACCATCTTCAGGATTAATATCCTCAAAACCTTCTAAGTCTAAATTAACATGACACTCTAATAAATTAAATACATCTTCGTCCCTACCTTTTTTTCTTCCTTCAAGTTCATGTTCTTTTTGTTCAACTTCATCTTCTTTTAATTGTCCAGGTCTAATATCTATATCTCTATAAAAACCTCCAACTTGTTGTTTACGTAATTCATTTTCAGAAATTTTAATTTTATGAATAATAGATTCCGCATCATCTAATGAGGTAGCTGTATACGGAACTATTAAATCATCTGCAGGAACAAATTTAGATACTGCTCTTTGCATCACTTCATCATAATAAATTTTTTTAAATGATGATCCTGCCAGTGGTAAATAAAATAACATTTGATCAAACTCAGGTTCATATTCTTTCATTTGATCCATGAGTTGATAATTCATAAAATCTTTTACACGTTGAGACTGTTCTTGTTTTTCTGGAGTTTGTAATCCAAGTATTTGTGTTCTTACCGGTCCATCGGCAGGTAACAATTCTTTATAAGCCAACGCCTGAAACTGAGTAACAGCTTCAGCAAGCACCGGATGAGTGGCACCCGAAGCACCGGAGAATGGTTCCGTCCTGTTTTCATATTTAAATCCTAATAAGTCTAATCCTTGTCTGTAAGATTGTTCCCAATCTTTTCTTGAGTTTTTATAATCTGTATAATTTTGAAATAACTCCGAAGATAATCTTCCAAGAACATCATCAGGTAAGTGCTCTGCTAAATTAGCATAGTGATTATCACCACCTTCAATTGCACCTTGATTAGGCTCATAAGAAATGTCTACTGAACCATCTTCATTTTCAGAAACTTCAACAGCAGGATTTTCTAATTCTTCCTGTTGCTGTTCTACTTGTTCTTCTACAATCTGATCTTCAGATGGTATTGTTATTTCTTGCTCTACGTTTGGTAGAGTTTTGTCTATTGCCATTTATTTTCTCCGTAAGTTTTACAGTCTTAACAGTATTATATTGTAAATTCAAGCCCTGTGGTTGTGGTCCTCTTTTTGGTGGTGGTCCTGATTTTTTGCCTATCATCGTTTACCACTTCTTAATAAACCTTGATCAATTATAGTGCCACCATCATCAAGTATTCTTTGAATATCCTCTTCTGCTATTTGTTTATAAATATCATCTTCTGTAACTTTTGAAATATCCTTGCCTATATCTCTATAACTATCAACATCAACTCCATAATCTACATCTTTCAATTTACCTTCTACATCTGGTCTAACAGTTAATTCTTCATACTGAACCCCTCCTGTTTCAGGGTCTTTGTAAACTGAAAAATATTCTTCTGAATAATTATATTCACCTCGGTCATTTGTTTTTGTAATATTATAACCTTCTGGTCCTTCTTCTAATTTGTAAGGACCCATTTCGTAATTAACAACACCTTTCTTATTATAGTCTGTCATTTTTCCAAAATTCTTAATGGTTGAATATAGTTCTTCAAGAATTGCTGGAGCGTATCCACTAAAATCTGTTGCAATTTTTTGTACTTCTTTTGCAGCTTGTGGTGCGTATTTA